TAACACCCTCCGGCACGGTATCGGGGTTCAGATTATTGAGCCTGACCGTGTTGATGAGGAGATGAACGAGCGTTATCGCAACGGCAACGATGTGCGCATGGGTATCGAACTTGATAACTTCCGCCGCCCGATTGCCTATCACGTTTTGCTGAACCATCCCGGCGATTATGACTACACGACTCTGGCCACAGGCACAAAGCGTGCGCGTGTTCCTGCCTCTGAGATTATGCACATCTACCGTCAGGAGCGTGCAGACCAAACGCGGGGCGTTCCTTGGTCATCTGCGGCTATTGCTGCCCTGAAGATGCTTCATGGCTATCGTGAGGCTGAACTTGTCGCGGCCCGCACTGGTGCAGCCAAAATGGGCTTCTTTACGTCTCCCACAGGCGATGGCTTTACGGCTGACGCTTATGAGGACAATCACACTCCTATCTACGACGCTGAGGCTGGGACGTTTCACCAGTTGCCTGCGGGTGTGGACTTCAAGCCTTTCGACCCGACGCACCCGACATCGGCCTTTGCGGACTTTGAGAAGTCTATCCTGCGCGGCATCGCTGGTGGTTTGGGCGTCAGCTATACGTCACTGGCAAACGACCTTGAGGGAACCAGCTACTCATCCATCCGTCAGGGTGCGCTTGAGGAACGGGACTTCTACCGCACCTTGCAGACCTTCATGGTGGACCATTTTCTTGACCCTCTATACCGCGTCTGGTTGGACCACGTTACAGGCTTCGCGCTAATCCCTATTACGGGACCGGGCAAGTATGAGAAATTCAGCCGAACCTTCACGTTCCGACCTCGCGGCTTCCAGTGGGTTGACCCCCTCAAGGAAATTAACGCGGCGGTTGTGGGCTTGCAGAACGGCATCCTGAGCCACAGCGACATTGCTGCGAACTACGGTCGGGACGCTCAAGAGACCTTTGCGCAAATTCAGCGCGACAATCAGGACGCGGCTCAATATGGCCTGACGATGGCCTACCAGCCATTCGGGGATAAGCAGCCAGTGCCAGCGGAGATTGACGATGGCGACGTATAAACCCAACAAGGGCATGGTTGAGGCTGCCGAGCGGGCGCTTGAGTGGCGTCGTGAGTATGGCCGAGGCGGAACTGATGTTGGCGTGGCTCGCGCCCGTGATATCTCCAACGGCAAAGACTTGTCTGAAAGCACTGTGAAGCGGATGTATTCGTTTTTCAGCCGCCATGAGAACAACAAGTCCAAGCATTATTCGGCCAAAGAGACAGACGGTGGCCCGACTGCGTGGCGTATAGCTTGGGACTTGTGGGGCGGAAATGCAGGCTTTTCTTGGTCCAAAGGGATTGCTGAGGGCTTGGACGATGAGCGGTCTGTGCAAGTTGACGCAGATTGTGATATTATGGCTCAAGCAAATGAGGATTGCGCTATGACTGATGAAAATAGAGCCGAGCCTGACGGCTTGAGCGTAGGCGACTACGTTCAGTGGGATAGTTCTGGCGGACAAGCATATGGTCGCGTGGGTCGGATTGAGCGCGACGGTCAAATTGAGGTGCCTGACACTGATGTTGTTGTGAACGGCGATGAGGACGACCCTGCGGCTTTGATTGAAGTCTACCGCGAGGGCGATGAGGGTTGGGAAGCCTCTGGTGTTATGGTTGCTCACCGCTTCAGCACTCTCACAAAGACCGATGAGCGTGGCTACAAAGACAAAGACCGCTTCAGCCGCGATGACATGAAGACACGCGCTATGGACGGCGCTGCGGACGTGATTAACGAGGAAACTCGCACAGTTCGCATCGCAATCTCCAGCGAGGCTCCTGTTGAGCGTAGCTTCGGCGCAGAAATTCTGGACCACAATGAGGCATCTATTGACCTTGAGTTCGCTCGGTCGGGTCGGATGCCCTTGCTGCTGGACCATGACCCACGTCAGCAAATTGGCGTGGTTGAGAACGTAAGCCTTGATGGGTCAAGCCGCGTGCTGCGGGGAGATGTGCGTTTCGGAAGGAACGGACTTGCCAAAGAGGTTTTCGACGATGTGATGGACGGTATCCGTTCTAACATCAGCGTTGGCTATGCAGTCAACAAAATGGACCGTGAGGGCAAGGATAGCTTCCGTGTATCCTCGTGGTCTCCAATGGAAGTTTCTGTTGTTTCCATCCCTGCTGACAGGACAGTCGGAGTAGGGCGGAGCGCGGATGACGACCTTCAGACCCGTAAACCTGCAACACCTCTAAAGGAGGATGCTACCATGACTGAGAATACTCAGATTGACATGGAAGCGGTGAAGGCCGAAGCTGCCCGTTCCGCTGCCAAAGAAACTGCCGAGATGTATCGTCTCGCCAGCAAGCACAACAAGCGTGACCTCGCTGACAAAGCTATCCAAGATGGCAAGTCGCTGGCCGAGTTCCGTGGCGACCTTCTGGACGTTATCGGTTCTAAGCCTCTCGACGACAGCGACATCGGATTGAACAAGCAAGAAGTTCGTAACTTCTCGCTGATGAAAGCAATCCGCGCAATGTCCAACCCAAGCGACCGCAAGGCGCAAGAAGCTGCTGCTTTTGAATTTGAAGCTGCCGCCGAAGCTGCCAAGCGTGACGGTGTTGACCCACAAGGTCTCTACATCCCGTCCGATGTGCGCCGTTCTTGGGACTTGTCGAAGCGTGACCTGAACACCACCGATGACGCAGCGGTTATCGCTGAAGATTTCCGTGGCGGTGATTTCATCGACGTTCTGCGCAACGCTTCTTCGGTCATGCAAGCTGGTGCAACCATGCTGACAGGTCTTCAGGGCGACATCAAAATCCCCAAGAAGACTGCGGCATCGGCTGCTGGTTGGATTGCCACTGAAGGCGGCGCTGCCTCCGAGAGCGAGCCTACGCTCGGCCAAGTCACCATGTCCCCCAAGACACTTGGTGCCTTCACCGACATCACTCGCTTGATGATGATGCAGTCCAGCTTGGACATCGAAGCGCTCATCCGCAACGACCTCTCGGTCGCTATTGCTCAGGCAATGGACCTCGGTGCGCTTGCAGGCTCCGGTGCTTCCGGTCAGCCCACAGGCATCAAGAACGTGTCCGGCATCAACGCGCCAACATCGTTCGCTGGTGTGAACCCAACCTTTGCCGAAGTAGTGGCAATGGAGACCGCTGTTGCCGAGGACAACGCTCTGATGGGCAACCTCGCATACATCCTGCCCGCAGGCATGTACGGCGCTCTGAAAACGACTGCCAAGGACGCTGGTTCCGGTCAGTTCGTTGTCGAGCCAGGCAACACAATCAACGGGTATCGCTCGATTGTGTCGAACCAAGTCACCGCTGGCGACCTTTACTTCGGTAACTTCAGCGACCTGCTTATCGGCATGTATGGCGGCCTCGACATCACTGTTGACCCCTACACCAACTCGACAAGCGGCACTGTTCGCATCGTCGCACTGCAAACGATGGATGTCGCGGTTCGCCACGCTGTATCGTTCGCATACAACAACGACGGCGCATAATGACGCTATCATGGGGAGGGCTTCACGGCCCTCCCTACCCCATAAAGGAGAAACTCATGCCATACCTTGTTTTGAAGTCCTGCATTGCTGGTGGTCAACGCCGCAACGCTGGTGACGTTATCGAACTGTCAGTGGATGAGGCTTCTCAGCTTTCGGTGATGGGCCGAGTGACAAAAGCACCTGACCCCAAACCCGTTATTGATACAAACCGCTCCGTTGGCTTGCAGGCTAGTAAAGCCTCGCCAGTGAAGAAGCGTGGTAAGAAAAATGCAGATTAAGTTACTCAAGAAGGCTCAGTGGGGCGGTGTAGTGCGCCGCTCAGGCACAGTCCATGAGGTTGACGCTGCCACAGGCTCTAAGCTGCTAGAGCGCGGCTTGGCTGAGGTCTACGAGCCATCGGAGGTCAAGGATGCCCCTGCCACTAGCGAGTGACCTCGCGTCTATTCTGAGCCTTGATGAGTTTGCCGTTTCCGTCACCTATGATGGAGGCGCTATCAACGGCATTTTTGACAATGAGACCGTTCCGGTTGATGCGGGTGGCTTTGTTCAGGTTCATCAGGAGCAGCCGCGTTTAACTTGTCGCACCTCTGACCTGCCCTCTATTACTGAGGGGCAAAACATGGTTATTCAGGGCGCAACGTATGTCGTTCGGGCATGGATACACGATGGCACAGGCTCAACAGTCGTGCAGTTGGAGAAAACTTAATGCCTCATGTTCGTCAGCAAATACGGGACCGCATCGCGTCCGACCTTGCTACAGGAGTGCCGTTGGTCTCCAATCGTGTCTATACATCGCGCGTTTACCCTCTCACGGCGGCTAATCTGCCTGCTGTGACGGTTCACACCGGTTCCGAGACATCTGCGCTCATGGCTATGGGTACTGTCACTCTGACGCGCAGTGTGTCGATTAGCGTTGATGCTTACGTTCGCGCAACCGACAACTTTGATGATGATGTGGACGCAATTTGCGTTCAGATTGAGGACGCACTTGGTGGCGACTTCAGGCTTGGCGGTATTGCCAAGGATATTGTTCTGACTGGCACTGAGATAGACTTCAGTGGCGAAGCAGAGCAGCCCGTCGGCATCGCCCGATTAACTTTCGATGTCCGATATGTTACAAGCATTGAAGACGCAAGCACGGCCAGATAACAGGAGGCTCCTATGGCTACACATACCGGCAGCGAAGGGACCGTCAAGGTCGGCACCGACGCGATTGCAGAAATCCGCTCTTTCAGCATTGAGGAAAGCGCAGATACACTTGAAGACACCAGCATGGGCGACACGGCGCGGACCTACAAGTCCAGCTTGACGACCTACACAGGCTCCATCGACGTTTTGTGGGATGAGAGCGATACCGCAGGCCAAGGCGCGCTGACTATTGGCGCTGAGGTGACGTTGAACCTGTATCCTGAAGGCGACACAACTGGCGACACATATCTGTCTGGTTCCGCCATTGTCACAGGCCGCAGTGTAAATTCCTCGTTTGATGGTCTGGTGGAAATGTCCATTTCGGTGCAAGGTAACGGCGCACTGACCACCTCCACGGTGGCATAACCAGAGGAAACAACATGAGCATTGCCAAGCGTATCGCGGCTAAACGGTCGGAACAGGAGCGCAGCTTTGCTGAGGTTGAAGAATGGGGCGAGGCGGATGAGCCGCTTCGCCTTTTCTTTGGCCCAGTAACGGCACGAGACATTGAGAAGGTTCAGCGCAAGCACCCGAACTTTCTGACGAACACAACGATGGGCGCGATGGTCGAGATGATTATCGCCAAGTGTGAAGATGAGGCTGGTGAGAAAGCGTTTACGCTTGAGGACAAACCAATCCTCATGGGTGAGCCTATCAACGTCATCGCAAAGCTGTTTGGCAACGTGTTTGCGTCTGACAGCGTTGAGGACCACGAAAAAAACTAAGGAGCGACCCATTTAGGATGAACTTGGTCACTTTGGCAGACCGTTTACACAAGACGATTGCCGAGATTGAGGAAATCACTCTTTCAGAGTATAATGAGTGGGTCGCATATTTTGGCTTAATTGAGGAACGGCAACGCAATGGCAAATAATATCAACATTGTAGTGTCGGCTCAGGTTGGCGACGCGACTAAAGGCTTGATGCAGGTTCAGCAACAAGTTCAGCGCGTTGACCGCCAGATTAAGAACTCCACAAAGGTTCTTTCCTCTAACGCCAATCAATACAACCGCAACGCTGTGGCTACAAACAAGTGGGCCAAGGGCGCGCTTCAACAAGCGGGTTATCAGGTCGGTGACTTTGCGGTTCAGTTGAGTGGTGGCCAGAACGCGCTTCAGGCTTTCGGTCAACAGGGTTCGCAGCTTCTTGGTATCTTCGGCCCTGTTGGCGCTGTTCTCGGCGCGGGTGTGGCAATCTTCGCCGCGTTCGGTGTGGCTGTTCAGCGGTCTGGTGCAGAAGTCTCCGACATGGGCAAGGCGCTTGGCGTTCTGCAAGAGCCGCTTTCTCAGGTCGCAGGTGCGGTTAAAGGTCTGACATCCTCGTTTGGCTCTGCGTTCCCGACGCTTGTCCAAAACATCGACACGGCATTGATTGCGGTTGGCCTGTTCGCAGGATTGACGGTGGCGAAGATGGTGCCGTCTATGCTCGCGGCATCTGGTGCCAGCACAATTTTGTCCTCTGCGATGATGACTGTTCGCGCATCAATTCTGGCGGCCTCACTGTCAGCCGGAAAGTTTACCTTTGGAATGGTTGCGTTGAGGTCTGCGACGTTACTGGCCGGGGCTGCCTTTAAGGCTGTGGGCGCAATCCTTATGAGGTTTCTCCCCATAGCTGTTCTTGTGGGTGTTGCAAAACTTGTGCAGATGTTTTTGCAGCTAAAGAAAGG